CCTATTCCAGCGCGAGAGGTCGTTGTTGTTGATACTGATGTGTATTCTCCCCTTGTTTTGTCGAGGGAGGATGTCGGGATGAATCCCGTCGTCCCAGAGATGGCGCTTCATGGATCCGATTACGAACTCGAGCCTGGAAAGGTTCCTGACGGAGTTGTGCGTTTCACATGCATAATTCGTGTTGGGGAGGAGAGTGTCGAACACGAGGGAGGGCTTGGCACCTATGCCTTGTTCACGTCTAAGCGGTTCCTGTTGTTCACTGAACACCAACGGAGCCAGTTTAAGCACGTGGTCAAGTCGGGAGGTTTGATCGTGGCACATGGACCGAAAGGTAAGTGGGTTGTTGATCCTTCTCGAAAGTTGTCTTTTCAACTTGGTGGTAAGCTCGGCCTCGATGTTTGTGCTTTCATGCTTGAAAATGCTGAAGCCAGTGTTATGGGTCTCCGAGCTGTTAAAGTTGGGCGAATGATTGGCGAATCTATGTACGGTCTGTTTTACAGATACGATAAGGGACGCTATGTTTACTCAATGTCAACGGTTTGTCGAGACGCCTCTCGCGGGCTCGGTTTTCTCAGCCATGAGTGCAATACTGCGAACCATTCTTCTGGAGGACCCCTCTTCGGGGTTTCCGGTAAGAGGGTTGTTGTTTTGGGCATACACACTTCTGCGGATGTGTCGAGGAGAGTCAATCTTGCGACTTCGGTTGAGATGCTTGCGATTAAGTCGCATCCTACTCCTGAGTCTCAGGCCTTGGCTTTCGTCAACTATCCGGAGAGCTTCTATCGCGAAAACTTCGCGGATTACTTAGGTGATTTCGTGGTTTATGACGGAGAAGAAATTTTTGTCCCTTATCTTTTTGATGAAGATAATTACGACCCCGAAGATTTTCGTGGTATGCAGAATGAAAGCAATCTCGACGATTTAAACTGGAAGGCCCCGGGCCCGTGCCCGGGGTTCAATCAGCTAAAATCGCGGGATACGCTCTCCTTGACAGTCCGACCCGAGTTGTTAGTGGTGGCCTCGGCCTCGCCTACGTTGGAAGCTGTGAAGCCCTCCGTGGGAAAGGTCGAAATAAGCCCGGTCGAGTTTCGGAACACCTTGAGCGCTGTTTTGAGTATGGACGAAGAGAGACGGTTGAAGGCGAGAGCCCTCCCGAACCCTCGGCCAGCCAAGAAATTGCCGACTCCAGAATGCGAGGTTTTCCCGGTGAAACCTCTCCCGATTCCAATCGTGGATTTGAGGGAAAGACCGAGAAGGAAACGCAAATCGAAGCGTTCCTTGCAGTTGCAAGAGAGGTCTCAAAGCTCGGGGCTCCCCACAGGGGCCCCGCAGCAGAGATTACCTCCTTGAAGTTCCAAGCCGGCCGGGTGCTACCCGGCGTTGCGCCCTCTCATATCGGGCGCGCCATCGAACTGGTGGCACATGGATATGAAAGAGTTCAAGTGGCGTTTGAGTTTGACTCAAGCGATTCAGGCTTGATGCAGCGCATCAGGACCGTGCTAGACTCAGGTAAGATTAATCCTTTGGCTGGGCCAGGCGTGCCTTTGTGCGTTCTGGGCCAGACTAACAATCAAGTTCTGGTCAATCACCGCCGACTTGTGGAAGAGTTATCCTTTTTCAGATTACGCCTTTGGCGAGATCACCAAATTGACGTCCTTAGTGCCAAACCTGAACAGCTTATGCTGTTAGGTTTCACTGACGCGATTAGGTTGTTTATAAAGGATGAGCCCCACCCTGTCGAAAAGATTGAGACTGGTAGACTTCGGTTGATTTCATCTTGCAGTTTGGTAACGCAAATTTGTGAGAGAGTCTTATTTTCTGACATCTTCGAGAAGCAAGTGGATTGTTGGGTAGAATGCCCCAGTATGGTTGGAATTGGTTTTACTGATTCCATGACCAAGTCTGTTTGGGAAATTGTTACTAAACAATCTAACTTGATTCAAGACGATGTCAGTGGTTGGGATTGGTCAGTCTTTCAAGAGTTGGCTATGGCAGCGAGCAATGTGCTCGAGCGCCTTAGCCATACGAATGACGTCCACCACAGGATGATGCGCACTGCAATTCAGTGTCTCATGAACTCTGTCTTTGCTACCAGTGGCGGGCAGATGTACGTGTTGGATCGTCCTGGTGTGATGAAATCCGGCTCTTACGTGACTACGCTTTTGAACTCTTTGATGCGAGTTTTGTTAAGTACTATGGCCGCTCTCGAGCACACTCCCGCTTTGGGCAATATGAGCTTTGCTTGTGCAGTCGGAGACGACTGCATTGAGCAGCTCTGCCCCGGTGAGAGCTTGATTGAGCGGCGACAGTTCTACTTGAAAACTGGAGTCAGGATAACTGACGATCGAAAGATTTCCTCTGCCGAGGGATTTGAGTTTTGCTCCCATTTATATAAAGATGGTGTAGCATCGCTTGTCTCTTGGCCGAGATGCTTCTTTCGATTGTTGAATTCTGAGCCTTCTCAAGAACAACTCGCTCAGTTTCGGTATGAATTACGCCACAACTCGAACCTTAAGATTCTCGAAGAATTTGCGCTTGAACTTGGTTGGGTTCCACCGTCGGTTGAAGAAACCTTCGGTGGGACCGAAGTCAAGCAGTTTGAACTTCGTGTCTTAGGTTTTAGTGACTTTGGTTCACCAAAGTTGGTCTGGGAGGTCGGCCCAGACAAAACCGTTTTGGAAGGCTCCATGAGCAAGAATGCAGGAAAGCCAAAGCCAAAGCCAGTTGCTGCCGCGGAGAAATCTTCCCTGCAGGTCAACAGCAAACGCAGTCGTGCAACGACCTCCGCCATCAAGGAGATTGGAATTTCCCATGGCGGGGGCATCGTCGCCCAACGCCACCTCGGAAGTGGCACTCAAGCCGGAGGACCTGCTGAGGCGCAGAAACGTTTCTTCACGGATCTGACCATGCCGGTTCAGGAGGCTAAGATGGCTGCCTGGCAACACACCGTCCTTGACCCTCAGACGAACACGCCTTCTGGCGTGCCTGTGATGATGGAGTCTGCTAATCCCAAGACTGATATGTACCAGTATTCTGTTGAGGGGTCAGCGGTCGCCAACGTCAATGGTTTCTGTTGTGTCGCTCTCGGTTGTGATGGCTGGGTCCAGGACCCAACCTTGGCCTATCGAGCTGCCGAGTCCACCAACAAGTTTCTTGGATACGCCACTCCTGGGTGTCCTGTCTATAACACGACTGGGGCGTGGGCGTTTTCGAACGTCCCCGCTTACTACGCTGCTTATGGCGCAACGCTTGTTGGTACCGCTCTTCCGTCAGACTTTGTGTCCGGCCTTTCCGCTTCGACCCCCTATCGCTTGGTTTCAGCTGAGCTAGAGGTTTGGAGCGATGCGCCCGACGGAACCGCGACTGGGGAAGTGATGCTCTTGCGTCTCAACAACCCCGACGCGGCCACGACCACCCAAGGTTTTGAAGGAAAGACCTATTCGCAATTGACCGCTCTTGATCCCGACCTTGTGGCCAGGATCGAGCTGAGTCTTGCTAATTGGCCTAACGACGAGAGAGCTCGCATTGTGGCTTTGCCCACTAATGTCCTTCCTTACGATCTGGCCTTTCCTCAGTCTGCTGGAAGCGCAGTCGGCACTTTTCACGCGACTTTGATCGCTGTGACGAGTGGCTGTGCTTCTCAGCAAGTCCTGCGTTGGAAGGCTACTTACAACTATGAGGTCTCCGAACTCGTCAATTATCGGCGTGAAGACGCTGATCTTCCAAGCAGCGGCATCTCCCCTGGAGAGTTAGCCAGCTCTGTGCTTGGTCCCTCGAGCTCAATTCTCGGGACTATCGCTCAGGGCTCGGCTTCCGTTTTGTTTCCGCCTTTCGCGGTTGCTCAAAGTATCTACAACCTCTTGCACGGCAAGAGGGCCTCTGCTTTGGGCAAAGCCAATCGGTCGCGAAACGAAGGACGAGCTGCGCTCGGTATCACCACTGGTAACTCTGGTCGTGGGTCGTCGATGGTCGTTCCTCTCATGAGACGTTATGTCTCTGAGAAGCGCGCCATCGTCGGTCCTCGACTTGACGATTACCTCGCCAAGGGTTTCAAGTTGGCGGCCGAGTACGGGCCTAAGTTGGCTCCGATTATGATGCAGCTTCTGGCCGCGTTGTAATCGACCAAGGGTAATGGATCCTAAATTTAGGATGAGGAGTCTAACAACTCACACCCCCAAGTTTCGCAGAGAGTTTACTGCGTAACCAAAACTACTCTTTGTTATCTAAGTTAGCGGTGC